GGTCAGCTCCACCAGTAGCGGTGGTGGAGGACTGCACGGTGTAGGTGTCTCCACCAGATTTGACCCCAATGAAAGTGACACCGGACGCGTTCTTCAGGTTGACGAAAACACCATCCGCAGTCGGGATGATATTAATCAACCTACCTAGTGCTTCCATTTTTACTTCCCTCCAGCCGGGGTTTCAATGCCGGCTTGGTTTGGCCTACCAGGAACTATCTTCGACGGTCCCCTCGGTCTAGAGATTTATCGAGTGGCAAGCTGCACAAACGCCGAGAGAGTGTTGCTACTGCCGTTCTGTGGCGTGATCGCGGAACTGAGCCACGGCCGACCGTCCACCCGCTCGATGATGCGGAACGCCACCTGGTCGTTTGCGAATTTGTATTGATCACTGGATTCTGCTCGCATGGTCTGCCGGTCACCGATCAGGTAGTACGACAGGTCCACGAAGGAAATATCCCCGGTGGTCCCGATCGTCTTCGCCTTCTCAGAGAAAATTACCGGCCGGCCTAGGATCGTCATCGGCGGACCTGCCGCGCCGTTGTTCAGCCAGATAGCCGACCCACCCGTACCGACGCTGAGCGCCATCGTGGCGAGTTCCGGGAAGCTATCTGGGCTGGCGACCCACACGGCCGTGTTCAGGCTCTGTGGGAGCATCCTAGAGTACATCTTGACGATGTTTTCCCAGACAATGGTTCCAGTGGTCTGGCCAGATTCCGCCGCAACAGAAACCGTGGCGTCGTTGTTCATCCAGCCAAGCGGTTCACCAACACCGGTACCGGTCATGAAGGCGATGTCTTCGTAATACGCCAGCCCCTCCGGGAACCTGGAATTAATGAACGCCATGAACGCCGGGGCGTCCGCGATAAGTTCACTCGGGGCCACGCTGTAACCGGTGAGCTTCTTCGCGTCCAGTACCACCAGCTTGAATTTGGCGTTAGATTCAGTGAGTGCCGCGCCTTCCTCAGTCCAGTAGAAAATCATTCCACCGAACACCGAGGAAGCGTTAGTGGTGACATCGTTCGCTGGAATCGGAACACGTAGGGAGTCCATCGGAATCACGGTGGCACGAGGCCGGACTACCGCATTCTCCAGTGAAAGCGAAAGCAACTGCGAACGCAGAACTTCCGGGATCAGAAAACCGCCATCAGCGGGCACCGTAGATCCGAACGAGTTCTGAATCTTCCGAAGTTCATCCAGTTTTGAATTTAGCGTCTCAGAGTTCGGTAGCCGATCCCGGCCATGCCAGACTGCCTGGAAGAACTGGGCTGGCGAATCGAACAGCTTATCCGCCTTAGCACCAGGGGCAGCCTGGTTGTAGAGCGCACGCTTAGCTGAGTTCTTCTGCGGCTGAAACTCGGTCGGCATCCCATCGATCGGGTTCATGTTAAGTGAGATGCTCTTATTGAGCGGAACCTTATTTTCCTTCGTCCATTCTGCCAGTGCGAGCTGAGTCTGCTCGCGGACCTGCTGAGTGATGTTGTCGTCCTTTTTGCTAACCGCATTGGCATAGTTGCCAATGAATTCTTTGAAGGAATCCTTGTTAGCAAAAATGTCCTTCATCTGCTTCGGGTCAGCCAGCAGGTCTTCCAGTTCCGACGGTTCCGTCGGGATGGTAATTTTCGTAGGCATTTCATCTCCTTCGGAGCCATCGTTAATTGTCTTGAAGCATTTCTAGGAAAGCGCTCGGATCGAAATCCGCCCAAAGGTCTTCTTCTTTTTTCTCTTCTTTTTCAGCTACCAGTTTCGGCTTAGCTGAGTTCTGCTGGTCGTCGGTTTTGGTTCTCCCAGGAGCTACTTCGTCGGCTAGACCTGCGGTGACCGACTCAGCCGAGCTGTACCAGGTTTCTGCCTGCATAGCTTCGCGCCATTGGCCGAGAGGTTTCCCGGAACGCTCGGCATATACCGAAGCAATATTGTCACTGGTTTTATCTAGCAAGTCAGCGGTTTCTCGCATGTCTTTCGCATTGCCGATGGTAAGTCCGAACGCGTCGTGAATCATCATCTGCGCCGTCTTCGCCATCACGATTTTGTCACCAGCCTGCGCGATTACCGACCCGATACTCGCGGCCAGTCCATCCACGTAGACATCCACTTCAGCGTCGTGATTCAGCAACGCGTTGTAAATCGCTAGGCCATCGAAAACTTCGCCACCGGGAGTGTTCAACCGCAGCGTAATTTTGCTAGCGAAGACACCGTCCAGCTCATCAACGAAATCCTTGGCGGTAATGCCGAACCAACCGATCTCATCGTAGATCAGGATTTCGGTTTCCTGGCTGGACAGGTTCTTGATGCGGTACCAGCTATTCCGCACCGAATCTTCTGGACGATCCGTCTTGAACCTGTTCCACATTTCTTGGTGCTTCACTCGCATCCAAGTTCGACCGCGCTTGCTCATTTCACTCCCTTCATCGCATGGCCGTTCAGCTTCACTTTGCTTTCGTTCCACAACTCCTGAAGAAAGGACATGTCCATTTCTTCTATCGGGTTCTGCTCTACCGGAATTGTTTCTTCCGTTTCTGCCGGAGCTGGTTCTAGCGTTTCTCCGCCAGCCATTCCCATCTGCGGGAGGCCAACGGTTTCAAGTACATCGTCCGGATCGAAGCCAGCATCAATCAAAGTTTTCGCCGCGTTTGCTTTTGCGATCAGTTCTGCGCTGTCGGCTTCTCGATCCTCTGGTACCGGGTTGTCGTAATCGAATTCCACCCCAACACCAGCGCTGCCAAACATCGGCAACAGCTTTTCGTTCAGGGTCATTCGGATTCTGTTCAGCCGAGGAATTACTTGCTGCCTGTCAAAGAATTCTCCTGCTGCTTCTGCGTTTGCTCGGTTGACATCATCCGACATACCAAGATTAGCTTTATGAATTCGCCAGGCTTCTCGAAGTTCATCCCTCGACACATTTCTTAGCTCAACGAACTGCATATCTTTCATCGAACTGCTACGTTCAACCCATTCCGTACCTTCGAGAATACCTACCCGGTGTGCTCGGGAAACTCCTTTATGCCCTTCAGCCCACCTATCACGAAGTTCATTAAACTCATCATCAGTAAGTTTTCCTGGAGCCTTAATAATTCCACCTGGCTCAGCACCATTGATGAAAAAGTTTCGGTTCCATTCGGCACTATATTTCAGCGATTCAATACCATTTAGTACCGTTCCTACTGGGCCAATACCTCGATACGGATCCAACGGATTCGGATATTTAGTTTGGATTACTTCATTCAGTTCTAGCGGAACTTTTTCACCGGCTGGACCATGATAGAACCATCCCGAGATAAAGTTGTCCGGATCAGGGACTGGCTGCATCCGATCTGGCCGAGCAATCCACATTTCAGTGGGGAAACTTAGGTTCCCAGCACGTTGCAGAATCCAGAACTGTTCACCGGCAAGTTCCATATGCTGTTGGCCAGCTTCAAGAAATTCCTGCTGGGTATAAAACTTGTTCGGTTTCTTCAGCAGACTCAGCGCTGCGTGCTGGACTACTTCAATTCGTTGGTCCGCTCCACCATCGCCAGTGGTGTACCGGACTCGGCCGTCTCGCGGTTGCTTTCGGTACAGACACCATCCCACCGAAGAAACTGATTGGGCTAGTAACGAAACAATCGCATGAACAGTTCCTGTCGTCCCGAATTGTCGCAGATAAGTTTCAGTGCTATTCGAACTCAGTAGTCCAGAAAACCCGGCGTTAGTTTTAGTGGCAAATGCTACTGGAGTTTTATTGTTCAGACTCCGGCCGATCTTCCCAAATAGGCTACTCATTCGGAAGACTCACCCTTCCAGTCCAGAATGAGAATCGCCAGTCCAGCACCGACCCAGCCTAGGATTTTGTTGGCCTCGAAAAAACCAACGTCCACACAACCTAGGCCAGCGATGGTTAGCAGGTTCGGCTTCAGCCGGTTTACCTGTTGTTGGACGCTCGCGGAGAACCTGGCCACCAGCCGGTTCAATTGGCCGCTGCCAGGCTTACGAGTCATCAGGGTGGTGATGGTGGCCACGGGTCCTCCTTTCTCGTGCTGAGCGATCAGAGCCAACGAACACCTACACCGCTACGAAGATCCCGGTCCGCCACCAGATACCGCATAGCATCCATCCCGTGGTCGTCCTGTTTCCTCGGATTTTCTTTCAGTTGGTCGCGACCCTGTTCCCAGATGTAACCCATCAATTCGTCAACTGTACAGCATGGACGTTTCGCGTCCTCTAATTCCTGATCTCGACTGACCAGGCTGTCCCGTAGAAAGAAGATACGCGGCTTTCCATCCTTCTCCTCCCGGAGTCGGCGCTGAACCGCCTGTACCCCTTCTAATACCTTCTTTTCAGCGTTCTTAGTCGGCAGCCCGAGTTCTCGCTCCAATACCTTTCTTCCTTCAGCGTCGTGGTCACAAATTACCGCCTGTGGTTTTGGTTCTTTCCAAATCCCAGACCAACCACCGTCCCCAGTTTTCTTCGGGCTTTCGATAACTTGGAAGGCAATATCTTTGGCGTGCTGGTCTACCGTCTTTCTAGTCATATAGATTTCTCGGTACAGAAAAAGTCTGCCATCTGGATCTTCAGCCCAGAACTGACAGACGAACGGATTGGTGTAGCCGAAGTCAACCGCCCACCAACGTTTCCAGTTTTGTGGAATCTCGAATCTGTCCAGCAAATGTTTTGTCTGGTCGTACTCGTCGTAGACCAAACCATCAGCCGCTACCCATTTTCCTTCGAGTAGCCTGAGTTTTCTCACACCACTAAGCCGAGAGAGTTTCTCTAGGTAGGATTCTCCCGACTCTGTTAGTTCTCCCGCCGCCGAATAATAAACTGGATTCTCTCGGTGCGTAGAATTCAGCATCACGCACTTGCCCTGATCGCATCGCACCTTCAGCCAATGCGTCGGCCGATCTGGGTTGCAGTCCGCGATGATCTGCTGAAAGGACAGCCTGCCATTTCGTAGTCGAGTAGTAAGTACTTCCCAATCGTCTTCGGTTAGTTCGGTTGCTTCCTGCACATAAATCAAGTCGTACTCAGACGACATAATTTTAGTAGCTTTATCCATTCCGCCGATTACTACCACGCTGCCATTTTGGTAGCGATACTGCGCTGGCTCCTGCGCGGAACCACCAAAGAACTTCAGCACTCCATAAGCTAATCCTTCGGCTACTACCTTCTCCCGCCATGTCATCAGTCCAGTAGCACCCAATGACGCCAACGTCTTACGAACGATGAGCGCTCGGGTATATGGCGTTCGTAGGCAGGCTAGGTTCACCTTCTCCAGGCAGGCTCTCGACTTCCCTGTTCCGGCTGGACCACTGACCAGTACCTCGGAGTTCCTTCGCTTGAACAGTTCCCGGGCAGAACCACGAGGTGAATAGAAATGCTCAGTCTCAGTAAGCATTATTTCACCTCATCCGTATCCACCCCATCGATGGTGTAGTTCACCGACTTGTTATCGGTCTGAATCTGTTGTGGGGCATCTAGCCCAAGCAGCTTAGCCTTACGATCCATACATCTAAAAACTGTCTGAATAGACTTCCAGTTTCCTTGTCTAGCTTTTTCATAATGTCGTTGAAATAGATTCTCGATTCGCTCCAGTTCATTCTTTCTAATCTCTTCAAGCACTGGTGTCTTCCGTCGTTCCATTTCCTCGTTGACCCATTTATTAATGGTCCGATAAGAAACGCTGATCCCCTTCTCTTTCTTCAGATAAAGTTCAGCGGCTCGATATGTTCCGCAGAGAACATAGGCATCGAAAGCCATCAACCTTTTCGTTCCAGATTTCACCGCGTTTCGCCTGATACCACGTGGTGTAGCTTTCTTTTTTACCACAATCTTCTTCGTTGCCATTTCGGGGCCATTTCTTTGTGATAAAAAACTTACACTTTTTCTCAATAAAAACTTTCCTGTTTTATTTCCTCTTTCTTATTCCACTTAGCCAGCC